GGAAACGAGGTTGTAGCAGGAGAAGCGCATCTGATGGACATGATTAGAGAAGCCTCTGCGGAAGGCTCTAATGACGTTCTTGAAGCCATCCTGTCGGAGCTGATCAAGCTCAATAACGGCCTCTATGACAAGATTGTGAACGCTCTCAGGTCGATGAACATAAAATTTGACGAGCGAGAGCTTGCAAGACTGGTGAAAAAATATGCTTGATAAATTTTTTTACAAAAATAACAACGGTAAACGGGTCGTCTTCGGTGAAGGCGGCCTGTATGCTAACTATAATGACCTACGAGATTATGAATGGTCACATTCGGATGATAACAATATCATAGGAGGATTTTATAAGGAACCCGTTAAAAAGAGCCTTCCAGTTGTGATTGTAAAAAACTCCCTTGCTGAAAGAATAGCTGTTCGGAATAACCTTTTTGAAGTTTTCGAAAGTGATATTTTAGCAGGCAAAAAAGGGCGCATATATATTGGCGGATGGTATCTAAAATGTTGGATTACTGCAATCGAAAATAGCAGCTATCTGATGCATAGAGACTTCACGAAGGCAGACCTGACCGTGATCACGGATGAACCGTTCTGGATAAAAGAAGAGCTATATTCTTACGGGGATTTGAACACATCCGCGAGCGGCGGCGTTGATTTTCCTTTCGATCTCCCGGTCGACTTGCGGTCGGTGAATGTTGGACAGAATACTATTTCAAATTCTCAAATCTTTCCTGCTGCATTCAAGATCACTGTGTACGGTCCATGTTCTAATCCGGTGATGATCAAGATTGGCGGCCATACTTATCAGGTCAACGTCGGTCTTAATTCCGGCGAAAACCTCGTTATTGACTCTATGAACAAGACGATCACTAAGGTTCTGCATGACCGTGCCGAGACATCAGCGATGCGCTACAGGTACAAAAAAGAGAGCATTTTCGAAGAGATTCAGCCTGGTCAAAATGAACTCATATGGTCCGGAGATTTTGGCTTTGACGTACTCTTATATCACAAGCGAAGTGAACCCGATTGGGAATCTTTGACTGGCAATATCGGAAGCAGTGATACACCTACACCGGCACCCGGTGGCAGTGAAACAGAAGATATGAGCGTTTACTTGCTCGATTCAAGCGGAGATCCGATTCTTGATTCTAATAACAATCGGATTGAATTGTAAGGGAGGTATATCATGGATTTTTACATGACCGATAAGGATAGATATGACATGAAGTATCTCTCTGATAAGTGCTCGTTTGATTTTGAAATCGGCAGTGAAAATGATTTTGAAATCGGAATACCTGTGTCACTGTATGATTCAGAAATCTATGAAAAAGGACACTATATCTACTGCGACGGAACAGAATACGGCGGACGGATAGAAGGAATTAAGTCAGATACATCTGATGGGATTGTAAAAGTATACGGAGAGACATTCCGGGGAATGCTCAAGGACAAGGTTGTTGAGCCTCCGACTGGAGAAGCTTATTTGTATGTTTCAGGAGATTTAACGGAATGTCTTAAGACTTTATTGGGTGGCCAGTATACCGGCATATTCAGGGTATCAGACACGCTCACAGGCGTTTCTGTAAATACTTTCAAAATAAATAGGTATGATTATATTCTCGACGCAATGGAATCTCTGCTTCAACCTAATGGCTATCGGCTGGACATCAGCGTGGTCAACGAAGAAACACAATTTTTCGTTGAACTGTCAGCGAAACCGAACGCGGTTGATGATGAGATATCGCAGGACTATGATCTTAATTTTAACATCGACAAAAAAATACTGAAATATAACTATATAATTGCACTCGGTGGCGGACAGCTTGAGCAAAGAACAGTCGTATATTTGCATCAAAAAGATGATGGCACGATTGAACAGGTTTCAGGCATACCGAACGGTGACGATATCAGGGTGTATAAATACGATTACAGCTCATCGGATTCTGCCGAAAATGACACAGAATTGATTGACGGAGCTACAAAAAAATTTGACGAGATCAACGAGTCAGACAGTCAGACAATGACTATCTCTGACGGATCACAGATTGAGTTAGAGCTTGGCAGCGTCATTTCGGGCCGCGATTATGTCACCGGCATCACGATTCAAGAGCCGGTGACGAAGAAAATCCTAAAAATCAAAAATGGGATAGCATCAGTATCTTTCAAAATAGGAGATGATAAATAATGGCAAAAATAGTTACCGGACACACAGGAAGTGCACACATTACAGCAGATGACTGGGCTTCTTTCAACGCGGGGCTTCTGAGTAGCTCTGACGTTGTGCTTGCATTTGATATGCCTGAAGCAAAAGAGACGACGTCCGGCGTCGTGACATTGCCGAAGCTCGAGATTATTATTCAGGGTGTGCACTGTCGAACAGACGGGACAGAGAAATTAACAGTATCAACAGGGTCACAGGGCCTTTACAGAAACGACTTAATTATTGGACGGTATCAAAAAAATGCATCATCCGGCGTTGAATCTTTTGCGGTTGATATCGTAAAAGGGACAGCATCATCTTCACCGTCTGATCCATCTGTAACTCAGAACGATATTAGATCAGGCGGAACGCTTCGAGAGGTCCCGCTTTACAGAATCGTTTTATACGGCTCAACGATTCAGAAAATCGAGCCAGTGATATCGAATATCAAGAATCTGTTGAATCTTCAGAAAAATGTTAATGCTGCAAACGATGTTGCAAAGGCAGCGAATTCTCGGGCAAAAGCGAATTCGGAAGATATCACAAAGTTAGACACAAGGGCCACAAACCTTGAAAAGAAGCTTGATTTCAAAGGAACATTGAGGGCTTTCAGCGATAATGCAAAAGCGGCACTGATGAGCTGGGTGAGTTCTTTCAATTCTTCATCTGGGAATCCTGAAGTTATCGGTGCCGGGATTTCCCTTCAGGATGCTAACGGCAGCGAAAAATCTTCGCTTAGAATTTATTCAAACGGCAAAATGCAGTTCAATTATAAGGATAATAGTTATAATGTACCTATCATTCAGCGAGGTTCGCAGTCGATGACTGTAGAAAAAGCGAATACAGCGGTAAAAAAAGAAATCACATTCCCGAACGCCTACAAGTCTATCCCGAATGTTTTTGTCACAATCCATGCAAGCGATCCGCTCAAATACGGCGTTTCAGTTGGAGGGGTAACCGCAAAAGGCTTTACATTGTATTTCAACGCAACTAGTGCCACAACGGCAACGATCGAATGGTGTTCAATCGGTCGCATTGACCAGTAAGGAGGAAAGCCATGTCAAAAATCAGTGCTTACGAAAAGATACAGGAGTTCAACGGCTCTGAGGTATTCATTGTTGATACATCGGACGGAACAAGGACGGTCACATATCAGCAGCTCGTAGACCTTATCAAGTCAACCGGCGGTAATGTTGTAGCACAGCAGAAGAGTGTGACTCCGGCAGCGAATGAACAGGTTATCGAGCCCGATTCTGGCTATAATGCCCTTTCGAAGGTGACGGTTAATGCTATCCCAATATCGAGAGACGAAAACGCAAACGGGACGACCGTAACGATCGGATAGGAGGGCAAAAATGGCAGTAAATAAGGTTATCTACGGTTCTGATGTGCTGATTGACCTGACGGATGACACGGTTAATGAATCGTCCTTGAAGCAGGGATATACAGCACACGATTGTCACGGAAATCTAATCACGGGTGAGCATGTTGAGTCCGGTGGCAGTTCCGGAGCCGGACTTCCTGATATAATCGAAGCTGGCGATACACCTATTTGGATGCACTTGCAGACGTGCACTACAAGAAGTGATTCAAGTAGCGAAGCTTATAAATTAGGATCAGGCCGTTTCATAGCACCAAAAGATGGCACATACAGATTTACGTTCGTCGGATGGACAAATGATGCGTCAAGTGGCAACGGTAATAAAGCTAAAGTATATCTTAGTACAGCTTCCAACAAACTGTATAGTGACGGTTTAGACGGCTTACAAGTTGTCACCCTACCTTATAACGATGCTGATGTCAGATCTGTGCATATGGACGTGACTCTGAAAGCGGGACAAAAAATCTTTTTCTTTGGCCAAACAGCATCGTCTAACGTTTCGTCGTATGTTGCAGGCTCAACCGGAACAGTTCATGCGTTTTTGGTTAGCGTTGCATGGGACAATGGTTGTAAAAATGTTGGATAGAAGGGGCATGTTATATGATTAGAGGAAAAGTGACCGGACAGGTTCTGCAGCTTGCGAAAAATACGACCGTAAGCGACAGCAAAAACTATATATCAGCCAGATTCGTCTTTTCACTCGACTGGCTTGGTCTGACTAAAACGGTGCATTTCAAGAATGGCGAGAATCAGGCGGATGTAACCCTTGTGGATGACGGCATCACACAGGATAGAGGCATTGACCTGAGCGCCGGAACGTGGGACGTGTGGCTGCATGGGGCAGCTTATAACGAGTCTACAGGAGAGCTTGAAGAGAGAATCACAACTACTAGTGCAAAGCTTGTAGTCCTTCCGTATCAGACTACAACCGGGGAACCTTTTAGCGGCAATAATGCCAGTGCGGTTGAAATTGAAGTCGGGAAAGCGGTTGTTGCCGCATCAAAAGCAGAAACGGCCAGAGACGCTGCTGCAGCATCGGCAAATTCCGCTGCCTCTTCCGAAAAAAATGCTGCAACATCGGCAGCGGAGGTGAAACGGAATAAAGAAGCGGTTGACAAGAATTTTAAATTAACAGAAACAGCGAAGAAAGAAGCGAAAGCATGGGCGATCGGCGATGAAGAAATTCCTGAGACGGTCGATAACAACGCTAGATTCTATTCGGAAGCAGCGAAGCAGGTTGCGACGAAAGGCGGATTCTGCCACCTGAGCATTGACGATTCGGGTCATTTGATTCTTGACCGTACGGAAAACATTAAAGATGAATTGGACTTCGAATTAACAGATAGCGGACGTTTGGAGGTTATATTTCATGATTAGAACAGATTTAGGCATCGCAACGGCCTATGCCGAGGCAGTGAGCAAGGGATACACGGGGACAAGAGATGAATTCGGCCAGATGTTTGTTGATTTTGGGAAAACGGCTGAGAAGGTCACAGAGGACAAAAAGGCAGTCGAACGGATGAAGACATCTGTTGAAGAGACGAAGAGTTCTGTTGATACAACGGCGTCTGAATTCGGACAGAATGTCGCAGATAAGACAGAAGAGGCTAAATCGGCCATCACAGAGCATGCAAATACGGAAAAAGAATCAGCTACAGCGGCTATATCTGAAGCGAAAGACGCTGCAACAGGCGCGATCACGGAAGCGCAGACATCTGCGACAGATGCTATTGCTTCAGCAAAGGATTCGGCTACTGCTGAAATCACAAAAAAAGGGACTGATACGCTTGCGACGATTCCGGAAGATTACACTGCGTTGACTTTACAGGTTGGTTCACTAAAGGAAGATATTGTTGACTTAACGAATGGCGTTTGCAGTATAAATTTTGATTATAAATATGAAGCTATACAAGGCGAACAAGAACCATATGTATTCGAATTTTATGGAAAGAGTGGAGAAACCTATAAATTTGAAAATAAAGGAATTAAAGTGGATATTATTTTTGTATATACCGATAATACAAGAAAAACTGTAACAGAATTTATGACAGTAGTTGAAATAACGCTAGAAAAAGATTGCAAATCATTTGGATTTTATCCTTATGAAAGTGGAATGGTGTTTATTTCTGTATATGGCGACAGTTATAAAAAAATAATGTCTGACGTTTCATTTGTGCTGCATGAACCTAAAAATAGGATTGCTGAAAATACAGACAACATTGAAAAAATGTTGAAAACTTATGGCATTAAACCAACGATAAAGAAAAGTGAAATCTTTGTTGACTCAAACTATGAGCTTATTGATGGTGGAGTTTGTATTTATAACAATAAATATGAACTAAGGGTGTACGCAGTTGAAGGAAATCAATTGATATTTGTAAAATCTAATGAACGATATCAATTCCAAAACGATAAAGATATACCGACATCAGACAATGCCCATTTAATAGGTGAACAGTTCGTTGGGTACGTAAATGGACTAATACGTGTTCCGCAAGGTGCAACATATTTAATCGTGTCGTCCATAAAAACAAGTGAAAATGGTATATATGCTTTTGAACCTATTAATGTAAATTTTAATGAAAGTAAATATTACAAAAAAGATGTTTTTATCAGCGTTAATGATAAAAAATGGTTCGATGGTCTTGATTTAACATATGATGATTTTAATGAATCAACAACAGTTGAACAATATTTTACAAAAATGAACGCATTAGTCGATTCTTTCTCATGGAGAATGACAAAAGAAAATTTAGGCAAAGATGCAAGTGGAAATTATGATATTTGGGGATATGTATATTCACCATTCGATATGCCAGAAGCATCATACAAGCGCCCTAGAATTATCATCACATCGTGCCATCATGGATTCGAACGAGGTTCAGCATTTGAGTTGTATTATTTGATGTATTTATTCAAAAATAAAAAATCGAATTCAATTATCAAAGAACTTGCTTGCAGTGTTGAGATATGTTTTATTCCTATTGTAAATCCTTGGGGGTGGGAACAGTATACTCCCGTGAATACAGACAATGAAACGAACGGAAGAAATAATTTTAATGGAGTTGATTTGAACAGAGGATACAGCTTAAGTGCACTACAACCAGAACAAATAATTGTTAAAAATTTTGTTGACAAATACAAAAGTAATGCAATTTTGTTTATTGACCATCATGTTAATGGTGGAAGTAGATATTCGGCATCTACAACCGGACAAAGAATTTGGTTAGATTCAGACGATTATGAGTGTGGAAGCATTACAAGAAAAATAAATTCATCATTTATAAACTATTGGTCAGTTAATGCAGCTGATTTATATGGTGGAATGATTGATGCTCTATTAGGAACACAAACATATACATCTGAAATAAATAATGGGTATGCTACCTATAATGGAGATTCAAACGGAATAATGTCTTTGACATTTGAAACGGTATTTAAGTTATCAAAAACACTTGATGAATTAGAGAAAGAAAAAGAATTTAATCCAAATGTAAATAAGTTAAATACTATTGCTTTAGTAAATTTGATAGACCATTATTTAGTATCGTTGAGTAATATGTTTATGTCTAATTAACTAAAGGGTGCTTTAAATCAGAGGTGAATGAAGTAATGAATATATTTTCAAATATAAGACATAGACATAAAATGTCAATAAAACGCAGAAGTAATGTCATACAACGAGATAGCTATGGATATCCGCTTAGATTATGCATCATGGAATGCAAAGGTTGCGGCTATACAGAGCAAGTGTGGTTAGACACAAACGAAAAAGAAGATGATGTTGCATTAAAATGGAAGTAATTAACTAAAGAACTCTTTAGTTAATTAGATAATATCAAAAAACAAAAAGAAAGAAGGTCTTTTTATGAGGAAAAAATTAATTCTACTGATTTTATCAGCCGTTCTTGTTGTGGCAATGGCACTGCCGGCACTCGCTTGTACGCCGCCGCTACACCCTCCAAAAATGCCAGACATGCAGTCAGCTTATGACGCTGCCTACGAAGCCGGGAAGAAGGCTGTTGAGAATGTAGTGATTCCGGATTCATATTTCAAAAACGATACAGAGACGGAATCCGAGACCGAAACTGTAATTGAAACAGAGACGGAATCCGAACAGGTCAATGAATATTATTTCGGATGGGAAAAATATATCCCAAAATCGCTAAAAAACAAGTGGGCTAGCTTTCTCAGGAGGTGATCCAGTTTATCTCCCTTGACGGTGTCAAGGCAAATACTTAGAATTGAGGTATACAGATATGACCGAAGCAATAATAACCGGCGTGGTAGCCATCATAGTCTGCATGATCAATAATGCTTTTCAGCAGTATAGAATTCGAGAACAGCACGATGAGACCACAACAATGATAAGTTATAAGATTGACGAGCTCACCAAGCGAGTTGACAAACATAACAGCATCATCGAACGTACATATGCATTAGAGAAGCAGATGGCCACAATGGACGAAAAAGTCCGTGTAGCAAACCACCGAATAGCGGATTTAGAGGAAAAGGAGCGTGTATAAAATGTTTAGAAATTGCGTATTAAAACCCGATGTAAATACAGTTAAGTGGTTCAAAGCGGCAGGTGTGAGAGCTGTCAAGACCATGGCCCAGACAGCCGTGGCACTGATCGGGACTAACGCGTTCATCACTGCTGTGGATTGGAAGATGATCATCTCTGGCGCTGTGATGGCCGGAGTGGTGAGCGTCCTGACAAGTGTTGCAGGCATTCCGGAAGTAGAAGCAGAATAGAGAGGAGATAGGCTGATATGAGTAAGACATTTAAACAGAGAGAATGGGGAACAGTGCATGGAATTTCCATGGCTGCATCCGGCTGTGGCCCTTGCAGTATTGCAGCCATCGTTGCCAATCTGGTCAAGGACATTACCCCAAAAAAGGTTGCTGAGTGGCTCTACGCAAACGGCGATTTCTTTTCATCCGGCACAACCCGTGCCGGTGTAACTGCTGCTTTTGAGCATTACGGCTTCGACGTCGTTGGATATTACAAGCCGGAGCATTCCGGTGGCACAATTTGGAAAAACGCAATGGCCAAGATGAAGTCATTAAAAGGCGACTGGTGGGCCGTGTTCCTGACGGTCGGAAAGGTGAACGGGGCAAAGGATAACTTCTGGACATCAGGCGGTCATTACTTAGCCATCACAGACTACAAGGACGGGAAGCTCTATGTGCGTGATTCCGGGGTAAGAAACAACACCGGATATTTCAGCCCTGAAAAGCTCAGATATGATACCAATGTGATTTGGATCGTACAGAAAAAGTCGGGTAAGAAGACATATTCAGGCGAGTTCCCGACTCTTCCATCAAAAGGCTATATTGGCGAAGGTGACACTGGATCAGAAGTTAAGAAGTTGCAGCTGTTTCTGAAGTGGTACGGCACATACAAGGACAGAGTAGACGGAAAATGCCTTGCAAGGACGGTAGCAGCCATTAAGGCGTTCCAGGTCGCAGAGGGAGAGACAACTGATCTGAAATTCGGGCCATCCTGCCTTAAGAAAGCAAAAACTGTCAGAAAGTAAACAAGGAATATGAAAAAAGCAAAGGAAATGCTGCTAGAAGATGCATTATCTTCGGCTATTCATTCAGAGAAGCGCAATATCCAGTTGAAAAAGGCTCTTACTCTTTCAGCCGTTTTTAACATCGTGTGTCTTGTATATTGTGCATTAAAAAAGCATGGATAGAGGCTTAATCAAATACTTTTGGGATTGCGGAGACAGTCAGATCATCGAATTTGCGATGATCCGGGCACGGCTGAACAGAAGAGAGAAAGAGGCTGTCAGCCTTCTTCTGGACGAATGTTATACACAGGAAAAGGCGGCGGAAGTGATGGATATTTCAGTACGGAATGTTCAGAAAATCTGGTACAACGCCGCAGACAAGCTCCTGTCAATTCCTTGGGTTGTAGCCTATGCAAAAGAGCTAAAAAGTAAATAATATGCGTAAATATAGCGTATCTGATTCGTGGGATACGCTATATTTTTTTGTTTAAATATAGATTAGAAAGGGGGATGCCGATGTATAAGCGATACAACCCCAATCCGATAGCAGCGAGAGTCGGCGACTGTACAGTCCGGGCAATCAGTAAGGCGACAGATCAGACTTGGCAATATACTTATGTGCAGCTGTGCTTGTACGGTCTGTTAATGTCCGATATGCCGTCAGCCAACAGTGTATGGGGCGCATATCTGTTAGATATAGGATTTTCGAGGAATATGGTTCCAGACGTACACGGTAAGATATATACCGTCTCAGATTTCGCCAGAGAGCATCAGAAAGGCATTTACATATTAGCCTTGTCCGGGCATGTGGTGGCACTGGTCGACGGCGATTGGTACGACACGTGGGATTCTGGATTAGAAATTCCGCTGTATTACTGGCATAAAAAGGAGGAGAGCGCATGAATTACCCTTACGGAAACATGAACAACTATCAGCAGTATCCGCAGTTTGGTGTGGGTTATAACCCACCTGTTCCAGATCAGCTGAGTCAGCTCAGGATGCAGAATGCATTCAATCAGATGAATCAGCCAGTTCAGCAGCAGCCGACCAATCCAGACGAACGAATCTGGGTACAGGGAGAGGGAGCAGCGCAGGCTTATCTAGTAGCACCGAACGGATTTGTTCGATTGTGGGACAGCACTGCCCCGGTATTCTACGAAAAGAGAGCCGATCAGACGGGAAAGCCATATATGGAAGTGTTCGAATACACCCGAAAAGGTGCACAGGCTCCGAATCCAGAGTCTAAACGGGCGGATGCGGATAATGTTATAGAGAAACAGCTTAAGTCATTAGAAGAACGTGTAGGCGTTCTTGAAAAGAGAGGAGCGATGACAAATGATGCAGCAGATTCCGAATAATCCAATGCAGATGATACAGCAGTTCAATCAGTTCAAAAACTCTTTCACGGGAGACCCGAAGCAGGCGGTTATGAACCTTTTGCAGAGTGGCCAAATGAATCAGGATCAGTTGAATCAGCTACAGTCGATGGCAAAGCAGTTCCAGTCCATCATGGGTGGAATGGGACATAAATGAAAAAATCATGGCCAATGGTTTAATAGATAAAAAAGGAGTGTGTTTGAATGAGCTTAACAACAAGTGAAATGACCCCTGCCGACTTTGCGGCGGTGACAGGCAATAACAACAATGGAACATGGGGCGACGGCGGTGCGTGGTGGATTATTATCCTTTTTCTTTTCGTTTTTTGCGGATGGGGCGGCATCGGCGGATTTGGCGGAAACAGAAACGGAGGTGCGGGAGTAGTAGACGGATACGTCCTGACATCCGACTTCGCGAACATTGAAAGAAAAATTGACAACGTCAACAATGGCTTGTGCGACGGATTCTATTCACAGGCTCAGCTTGTGAACGGTGTGCAGCAGAATTTGAGCAACGGCTTCATGTCTGCGGAGATTTCCAGAGCCAACCAGCAGGCCGGACTGATGCAGCAGCTTAATGCTATGCAGATGCAGCAGGCTAATTGCTGCTGTGAGACAAGAGAAGCTATTCAGGGCGTTAACTACAACCTTGCACAGCAGTCTTGCGAGACACGACAGAGTGTCAATACAGCCGCGAGAGATATCATTGACAATCAGAACGCTAACGCAAGAGCCATTCTCGATGCTATGACAGCACAGAGAATCGAAGCGAAGGATGCGAAGATTGCAGAGCAGAGCCAGCAGCTTTTTGCAGCACAGCTTGCAGCAAGTCAGGCGGTACAGAACGATACCCTTAAGGCTTACATGACAGGCCAGTTTGCTTACTACAATCCGAGACCTGTTCCGGCATTCCCAGTTCCGGCACCTTACCAGTACGGTAACTGCGGCACAGGCTGTGGATGCTAACCAAATACTGAACAAGGCAGCTTGTCGCATATTGACATGGTCAGCACTCCTCGCTGATACTGCTTAGGTGGCGGGGTGTTGCCCTGCCACTTTTTATTTAAAAGGAGCGTGAAAAAATGGCAGAATTTATAAATTCTAATACAGTTCTAGTCGCCGCTGGCCAGAACCTTCCCCTTACAGAGACAGCGGTCAAAGGTGGATGCGGCATTGTTCACAGAGAGGGTGCCGGAATCGTAACACTAAGAGGCACGACGAATCAGTGCAAAGCCCGCTATAGAGTCGGTTTTGGCGGCAATATCGCTATACCTACAGGAGGCACAGTTGAAGCTATCTCCGTGGCTCTGGCGATTGACGGGGAGCCTCTTAATTCAGCAACTGCGATCGTCACACCGGCTGCGGTAGAAAACTTTTTCAACGTCTATGTTGCGTCTTATATCGACGTACCTAGAGGATGCTGCGTGACAGTTGCGCTTGAAAATACATCTACAGAGGCTATTAATATCAGCAACGCAAACATGATTGTTGAACGTGTTGCGTAACGGAGGTGTGAAGAATGAACAAAAATACATTGTATGATTTGAAAGAAATGCTCTGCAAAGAGCTTGATGAGATTGCGAAGAAGGGCGAAATGAGCGCCGGAGACCTTGAGACAGTGCATAAGCTTACTGATACCGTCAAGAACATTGAAAAAATCATGTACATCGACGACAACGGTTATTCGATGGACGGCGATTGGAGAGCATCCGGCACGTATGCCCGTGATGGAATGCGAATGGATGACCGAGGCATGAGTTATGCGAACAGAGGGCGTCACTATGTTCGAGGCCATTATTCTAGGGGAGACGGACGAGAAATGAGTAGATGTCGTGACTATCTGTCTGATCAGATCAGAGATATGATGGACCGTGACGACCTTTCTCAGACCGATCGAGCGTCTTTGAAAAGGGCACTTGAAGAATTACAGGGATAGGCGGTGAAAGGCGTGGATTTGAACGAGATTAATGCTGAGATTGCGAAGCTTGAAGCGGGCGGCACAAATTATGCCGTCTGTGAAAAACTGGCGTGCCTCTATACGGTCCGTGACGGGCTTCAGAATGGAAGAGAGCCGGAGCGGGTACGAAAAGTAGAGGAATACAGCTATGCTTCAAATCCGCGCCAGATAGTCGCAGACGAGCCTCAGAGCGAATTCACTCAGGCTGCTTACAGTGCGCCTGTAGATGCGCTTATATCCGTCATGGATGAGCACATGGAAGCGATACGGGCCATCTATCCGAAAGAGTACACGGCCATTGTAGAGCGCCTGAAAAGTGAAAGAAGGGCGGGAGATTGATTCCCGTCCTTTTGAGTTCTAATAATAGTCGCTGTAGTCTTCGCATTTTTTCTCGGCTTCCATGTACCTTTTGTACAGCTCGTCCGCCATCGAATCGAATATATCTCCTTCTGGATCGTTTCCTTCTTCAACGCATTGTTCTCTCAGATCATCAAGCTCATATCGGAATGTATCCCATAATTCAGAAATTTTCATATTTTCCTGCCTTATAATACATACATGATGCGATAATTGTCTACCTGTGGCAAATTGTTCCAATTGTCCAAAGCTTCCTCTGCCGTGAATCCCTGCGATACGGACTCTTCGATAAAGTAATCTCTGTCAGATTCTTCATATACGACTGTGCCTCTCTTCAGGTGATTTTCCGCTTCTGCCTTTGTACATCCATCCTGCATTAAAACTTCAATATTTGTCATTTTTATTCCTCCTCTATATTTCTATATTCTGTAATGAAGTTTTTTTCATCAGAGAGTATGCCACTAGGTACATATTTCCATTCCTTTGTATACGGAAGTGTAGCTCCGCCGAAATAGGCCTCCGTAACAATTCCGCATCCGACCGCTTCGCGATTATTAACTGCAGTAGTTCTGATTTCGTATTTCATCTTCATTTCCTCCTTGGTTTCTCTTCTTCAACTGTCTTTATCATATCATATTGGTGTCCAATAGTCAATAACCATTATGTTTTTTCTACAATAACTTTTCCGGCCTCTATCTTCAGAATGACCTCTCGGTCATCCGGTGTTATTCCCAGCGCCTCGATCATGGCCACCGGAACAGATAACCGGTATGTGTATGAGTTCTTGCCGGCATTTCCGCCGGCTTTGTTAAACATGATATTTCTCTTAACTTCTATCATTTTACGCCTCCTTAATAACCGACTTCGGGATCCATACTTTCCAACCTTTGCCAGAACCGACAACGTCGCCCGTTCTCAGGACAACCTGAACAGCCTTTTCCGACTCTTTGATGATTTCTTCAAAAGACACCGTAACGTATCCGTCTATTGCTATTTCTTTACCATCTTCGACTCTTGTGAATATATCAATAAAGCAGTTGTATCTTGTCGCTGTATCCTGCTGCTTGTCGATGAACCATTCCTTAACATTTGCTAATCCTTCTTTCATTTCTTTCTCCTCCTTTTGCTTCTCTTCTTTAACTGTCTTTATTATAGCATATTGGTGTCCAATAGTCAAGAGATAAAATTAAAAAGTTTAAAAAATATAAAAATATA